TAAGAATTAGAATCTGTTAAAGCATCTTTATCTATTCAGAAATGGAATGCACAATGGATGCAGAATCCAACATCAGAAGAAGGTTCAATCATTAAGCGCGAATGGTGGAAGAAGTGGGATAAAGATTATATTCCAGAATTGTATCATGTCATACAAAGTTATGACACGGCATTTTTAAAAAAAGAAACAGCGGATTATTCTGCCATTACTACCTGGGGTGTATTTTATCCAAATCCTGATTCAGGACCTAATTTAATATTACTAGATGCAATGAAGGAAAGATTAGAGTTTCCAGAATTAAGACGTAGAGCTTTAGAACAATTTCACTATTGGAAACCAGAATCGGTGGTGATTGAGTCCAAAGCATCAGGATTACCATTAACTTATGAATTACGTAAGATGGGGATACCTGTGATTAACTTTACACCTAGCAAAGGAAATGATAAACATTCCCGTATAAACGCCGTTGCTCCACTCTTTGAGAGTGGACAAATTTGGGCGCCAGAGGCGGCTTTTGCAGAAGAGGTTATTGAGGAATGCGCGGCATTTCCTTTTGGAGATCACGATGACCTCGTAGACTCAATGACACAGGCATTAATGAGATTTAGACAGGGGGGCTTTATTGAGCATCCCGAGGATTATAAGGATGAACCTATAATCCACGACAACAGGGAATACTACTAATGGATAAAAAAACTTTATACGCCTTAACTTCTAAAATTTTTAACACACTTAAAAAGTTGGGAATCAAACCTAAAATAGGAGTGACTACTGGAATTAAAAGATTACCTGGATCTAGAAATTCTTTTAATACAGATTTAAGTAAATTAGAAGGTGGTAATCCAGAAGCTTTAAAAAAGTTAATTGCTAATGATGCAGACTTTTTACCACAAGCAACTGCAGATGAAATCGCACAATACAATAATAATTTAGAATACTTACAATCTACTTTTCCAGAAGTATTCTCAAAGCCGCAAGTTGTAACAGAAGCAAAGACTGGAATTAAAACTGTTGCAGATGATGTGGATCTTAAATCAAGAAAACCTACAAAAGAAGAATATGAGGAATATAGTCAAATATTAGACGACAGTGAAAATTTTGTAGTTCAAGGAAATGAAACATTTGAAGAATTAGATGCATTAGTTAAAAAACAAAAAGATTATGAAAATTTTATGTATACGCAATACAAAAGAGGTAAGCTAGATCCTGTAGCAGGTGAAGGTACTAAAGATAGAATGGACTTCTTAAGAAAAAAAGCTGAAGAAGCAGAACTATCAGGTGATAGAAGATTATTTAGTATTAATGAAATGAAAGAGTTAGAAGATTTGGAAAAAACATTTAGCCCAATGGGTACTTCAAATAAAATAAATATATCAGATCCTAAAACTGCAAAATCTTTTACAGACTTTGCGAGAGAAAATGATCCTGAAGGATTTAAAAAAATTCAAAAAATAGTTGATGATATTAATAACAAAAATACTTTAGAAGACTTTGATGTTAAAGATAGAGAACCAAATGCTAAAGGTGGTTTGATTAAAGGTATCACTCAAAAAAGTATGATGAGTGATTTAGATAAAACTTTGAAAAAAGGTTTAGGAACAATGTTTAAAAGGAAAAGATAATGGCTGAAATTTTAACTCCTGGAGTAATTAATGCAGGAAAATTAATAGAGTTGTTAAAAAAATATAAAATAAATTTTCCAAATAACGCTCTTACTAATTACACAAAAAGATATGGAATAGAGAGAGCACCAAAAGTTGAGGTGTCTTATAAGGACAGAAATTCTAAAAGAATCATAGAAATTAATAATCCAAAAAGATTTTATGTTGAACCTACTCCTACTGAATTAAAAAATATAAAAAAAGAATATGATATTAATAGATTAAAAGCATCTGGAACAACAGAAGAAGGAGCTAAAGCTTTTAAAGTAAGAGAAAAAAAAGCAACACAACTATTAAGAGAAGGATATTCTCAAACACAAGCAAATGAAATTTTAAAAAAAGAGTTTCCACAATTTAAAGGTTTTAAAAGTACTTTAGTAGAAGCTGCTAAAAATTTAAAAAAAGAAGGAGTAGAAGTAACATCAGGCAGAGGCGCTGAAGGAACACAAGCTTTAAAAGTAAGAGATGATTTAAGTAAATTAAATAAATCAGAAGTTAAAGATTTAATCAGATCAGGAGAAACAGATATAAATAAACTAGTCACTAAAACTAAAAAAGTTTTAAACACAACACCTGAATTAGCTGCAAGAAGAATTGGACAATTAGTAGAAGCATTCGCAGGAAGTGATCAATATATAAATGCTAAAAGTGAATTACTAACAGAAAAATCTAAACCTTTAATTGAAGGTTTAGGTGAAGTTTCAAAAAGTAGATTATATGGAGGAATTGGTGGAGGTTTACAAAGACAACTAGCAAGTAGAAATGTTTCAACTTCTATTGGTAAGTCAGCTAATTTTTTCAACAGTTTAAAAAAAAGAATTCAAGAATCGTTTCCAGGATCTAATTTTGAAACAGATGAAATTAAAAACATAATGTCTTCTTCTAGAAATAAAACTGGACCTTACAGTATTTTTTTACAAGGTTTAAGACCTGATATTAACCAAGACAAAGTTTATGAGTTAGATAGACAAATGGGTCAATATGAAAAAAGAATACAACAAACAGATGATATAATTGAGAAAAAAAAGTTAGCAAAAGAATTTAATACTATAGCAAAAGAATTTACAACAGATGCAAATAAAAATTTAAAATCAGGACAACTTCCAGTTAGAGCTTTAGAATTCAGTTTTGATGAACCAAGTAAAGTAATTAAAAATAAAAATGCATTAGAAAATTATGGAGAACTATTTGATGATATTTATAAAAAACATGGATATTCTTTTAAAGTTCCAACAGATGTAAAAACAGTAGATGAAATTAGACCTTATTTACAAAGTCAAAAAGGTAATACTCGAGTATTAAAAGCTTTAGCACAAAAAGCTCCAAGAGTTTTTGGTGTTCCTGCTGCTGCATATTTAGGATATCAAGCTTTAAGTCCAAGTGCCGCTGAAGCAAAAGTTCCATCTTCTGTTCAAGACACGCAAACCGCGATGCAAGATCAAGTAGTAGAAGGTCAAATACCAGAACCTAAACTAGCTGAACAAATTAAATATGATTCTTATGCAGGATTTGTTAAACAAGATGATCCAAACGTAAAAGCATCTCAATCGGATGTTTTATATTGGATCGCGGATAATCAGATACCTGAAGAAGTAACTAACATTGCTAAAACAGTTGGTGAGATAGGTGCAACTATTGGAGGAGCGACAGTTGCTCTTGGTTTACCTGATGTTAAAAAAACAATTGAGGAAAGAAAAGCAATTGGTAAATCTCCGATAACTGGAACTCTTGCAAAAGGATTTTATAGATTAGGAAGTCCACTTGCTACAGCTGCATTTACAGTTCCACAAGCATTAGATGAAAATGTAACTGCAACTGAAATGGCAACAGATCCTTTAAACTATTTAGGACTTGCAACAATGGAAACATTATCTAAACGAGCAGGTTCAATTGCAGCTCCTGCTGTGGCTGCAGAAGCTTCTGGAATATTAGGAACTTTAAAAAACTTTGCGACTTTAAAGAATATAGGTGAAGCAGTACCTGGTAAATTAAGTACAGCTTTAAGATTAGGATTAAATCCAAGAACTATTGCTGGGGCTTCTAGGTTTTTAGGAATACCAGGACTTATTGCATCTACAGGATATACATTGTATGACTATCTATCTAACAAGGAATCTGAATAATGGATCGTAGAACTTTATTAAAATTATTAGGTGGAGTTGCTGCATTACCTGCTTTAGGAAAAGCAATTAAAGGTACAGGAATTAAATCTATAAAAGCTGCTGGTAAAGTATTACCTAAAGTTTCAGGCATGCCTGATTGGTTTGGACCACTTGTAAATAAAATTATGAAAGAAGGAGTGGATATATCTACTCCAGCAAAACGAGTTGAAGATATGACTGTTGTTAAAAAATTAGAAGTACCTTCAGCAACTGGAGAGCCAGAAGTAATTACACTTACACAAAATAAAATAACTGGAGAAATTACTATTGAAGCTAATCTTTCTGGAGGAACAGCAGATGCTCCTTTTGAGTTAAACTATAGACCACCTAAATCAGATATTAATTTAGAAACAGGTAAGGAAATAAAATATCCAGGTGAATTTTCTGTAGTAGAACAAAGACCAAGACCTCTTTCTGAACCAGGTGATTTTGAATTTGATTATGAATCTTTTAACGTTGGTGATGCTTTTAGTGATGTTGAAAAATTAGAAAAAATTGGAACTGGAAAAATAAAAGACGTAAAAAAAATTGAAGAAAGAGCAAAAGGTAGAAAAATGTTAGAACAATCTCCTTATGAAGATATTATAAATAGATATCCAGATCCAGATATGGGTGACTATGATTATGCGGATGGTGGAATAGCTAGTTTTGCAAATGGTGGATTGACAAAAACAGTTCCACCTGCTATGGGTCCAGATTCACAAGGTGTTGAAACATTATTCAGAAGAAGGTATAGTTAATCATGGCAGAAATTGATAAGGCATTACCCAATACAAAAACGACTATTGAAATTCCAGGTCAAACTGAAATAGAACAAACTATTCAAGAAGAAATACTACAACCTACAGAATCTCCTGTTGAAATTAACATGAGTGAAGATGGTGGTGCAGAAATTTCTTTTGATCCAAGTGTTGCATCTATTCCAGGAGGAGAAGATCATTACGCAAACCTTGCAGAATTTTTAGATGAAAGTATTTTAACAGACATTGGATCTGAATTAGATGAAAAATATAATGACTACAGATCATCGCGCCAAGATTGGGAAATGGCATATACTAATGGTTTAGATTTATTAGGATTTAAATACGAAAGACGAACAGAACCATTTAAAGGTGCATCAGGAGTTACACATCCTGTTCTTGCAGAATCAGTAACACAGTTTCAAGCACAAGCTTACAAAGAATTGCTTCCCGCGGACGGGCCCGTGCGAACACAGATTTTAGGTTTAACAGATCGCAATAAAGAAGATCAAGCAATGCGAGTTAAAGAATTCATGAACTATCAAATTATGAATGTCATGAAAGAGTATGAACCTGAATTTGATCAGATGTTATTTTATTTACCATTATCAGGATCTACATTTAAAAAAGTTTACTATGATGCAATGCTTGGTAGAGCAGTATCTAAATTTATTCCAGCAGAAGATTTAATTGTTCCTTATTCAGCAACTTCACTAGAAGATGCAGAAGCTGTTATTCATGTAATTAAAATTTCTGAAAATGATTTACGTAAACAACAAGTTAATGGTTTCTACAGAGATGTAGAACTTGGACAACCACCATTAAAAGAAGATGAAATTAAAAGTAAGCAAAGAGAATTAGAAGGTATTCGAGTTGAAAAACAAGAAGACATTTATACATTATTAGAATGTCATGTTAATTTAGATTTAGAAGGTTTTGAAGATAAAGATCCTCAAACTGGTGAGCCCACAGGAATTAAACTTCCATATGTTGTAACTATTGAAGAATCATCAAGAGAAGTTTTATCTATTAGACGTAATTATAAATCAGATGATCCATTAAAAAACAGAACAAATTACTTTGTACATTTTAAATTTTTACCAGGTTTAGGATTCTATGGTTTTGGATTAATTCACATGATTGGTGGTTTATCTAGAACTGCAACATCAGCTTTAAGACAATTATTAGATGCAGGAACTTTAGCTAATTTACCATCCGGATTTAAAATGCGTGGTATTAGAGTAAGAGATGATGCACAACCATTACAACCTGGAGAATTTAGAGATGTAGATGCACCAGGTGGAAACCTTCGTGATGCATTTATGCCATTACCATTCAAAGGACCTGACCAAGTATTATTACAATTGATGGGTATTGTAGTAGATGCAGGACAAAGATTTGCAAGTATTGCAGATGCACAAGT